TTTTTCCATTTTTTGTTCCATATTGTTTTAATAATTATACTGTTGTTTGTTTTCTTTTCTCCATAATTTCTTTAATTCTACTTCTATTTCTTTCTTCCTTCTGTTCTTCAAGTCCTAAGAATGTTGTAGTACTTTCTGTATCAATTTCTAACATTTCGTTATTGAACTTACAGTTTTCAAATACTACCCCGTCTTTACCAATTCTTGACTTTGTGATAGCAATAGTTGCAAGATTTAATTCTTTTTGTTGTAATGACTTAGCCACCGTGATGATAACGTGTCCTACCTGAGCTTTCTTAATAGAACCACCCATTTGGTCAGTTGTTACCACATCAGATGAAATAGAACTTCTATTACCCTGTGTTGCCGTCCAACCTGCAATATCCAATTCATGACACATTGATTCAAATGCTCTCATAACTGAACCCTCAGATTTCCATTCATCGTCCATCATCTTTTCAGGTGTTACACAATCAATATAATCCAAAATAACCACATCAATCCTTGTCCCATCGGCAATCAACTTTCTAATCTGATTCTTAATCTGATTCATAGTTAATGTGTCCGAAGGTAACTTCTTCATAATCAACTTGTTTGGCATGGTTTCTTTAATCTCTGAGATTTTAGCCATAACCTTTTCTTTATGATTACCAAGTTCGTCAGGTGCTATACCCGTCCAACACGTAAAGTGTTTTCTCTGAATAATCTTATAGTTATCCTCAAAGAAAATTTGTAAAACATTAAACCCTAAATTAAAAGCGTGATTAGCAATCTTTGTTGTCAGTGTTGATTTACCAACACCAGTGGGTGCTAATATAACACCAATTTCTCCTTTTGCCAAACCACCTTTCAAAAGATTGTCAATACCCGGTATTCCCATAGGGATTGGATGTCTATAATCATCCGCCAATACCTCATCTAAGTCTTGAAACACATCTCCCGTTCCTCTATCCACGTTTCCAACCTGTAAAGCTCCTCTAACCATTTCTTCCAAGGTGTCGTAGTTTTCAAACTCACCATGGTCAATGATTTTCTTAGCTTTATCCATAACTTTTTGAAGTTCTTGTTGTTTACAAAACTTCAATGCCTTTTCCTGAACAAACTGAGTACCCTCTTCGGTAACATTCTGTATATCAGAAATAGTGTCAAGAGTTATCTTTAATAATAACTCCTGACTAATTTCACTCTTAGCTTTTTGTTGAATTGTCTCAAAACTAGGACTGTGTTCAAACTTTGAATAGTATTCTTTTACCATCTGAACAAATAATCTAAAGTATTTGTTTTCAAAATAAGTAGATTCCATCACCTCAATAATTGAGTGTGAAAAATCCTTATCAAGTATCATTTGATTAAGAAGTTGTAATTGGAAGGTCTCTCCCAAATAGTCAAAATTTTTGTCAGCCATATTATGTTTGTTTTTAGAATAAATATCAACGAGCCAGCTGATAACCCATGTATTCGTGTGTTAAATTTCTAGATGACAACACGTCAGTAAGACCAAAAAGGATACCTTTTAGGAACGGGCGTATGTCTACGGTGTATCTCACCTTAGGTGGATAAAGTTTAGCATCAAACGTATAATGACACATTGTCGTATCACCATTTTTGATATAGATGTTAAACGACTCAGGTCCATCAGTAAATGATGTGTTCAATACCTCAGGGTCTTCACTAATCTGATATTGATTGTCCAACATATAGTTTACAGTTTTCATCTTGAAATTTTCTTTCAATTCTGAAATGAAACCATCCATCAAATCAATCAACTCAGCCGAGTTGTGAGCCTTTGGGCTATACCCCTTAACGTTAAAAAAACGTTGTACGATAAAATTGTTGTTTACCGTCATCAAGAATTCCAGTTTGGTAATGTCTTGTTCTTTCATAATTTATGTTATTTTTTGTTTGTTTTTGTTTTTTCTTTTCTTGTTAACTTCATGAACGGTTGGATGAAGTATGTCCATGAGTCGTCACCCTTTGGTAGGTATTTAAATAACCCGTCTTGAACCATATACTTAATTAAGTTCTTGTAACTTCTACCTTCAATATCTAATTTTTCGGTAACAATTGATAGTATTTCTTCTTTGTCTTCATCACTCAATAAAGGATTAGATAAGTCAACAATCTGTTCATTAACTTGGAAAAATTCTTTTTCAAAAATACCTGATTTTGTTTTACCTGTTAAAAGATTCTTTAGAGCTTGATTGTCTTTATTCTCTTTTAATAAATTTTCAGCTCTTGTTAAAATATCGTTATAAGAAACTTCTGTTTCAAGTATTTGAGGAAAAAATTTAACTAAAGTTTTTTCACCCAAAAGATAGATGCCTTCAATATTATCTGATTTATCACCAATTAATATCTTCAATGTCTTTACGTTATAGTGTGGGTACTCAAAGTCGTCAAATTTAATCTTATCCCCCTGTTTAAACGTAGCTTTAACTGATGGTGAGTATATGGACACGTTTTCGGAAATAAGTTGTGTTAAGTCTCTGTCTGATGAAAAAATTAATTTATCTTCATTTTCAGATACTTGACAATAATAAGCAATTAAATCATCAGCTTCTCTTCCACTAATCTCTAATTGTCTTATATAGACTTCTTCCAAATATTGTTTGATACGATTTTTTTGTTTTAGATAGGACATAAAGATAGCATCCTCCATAACCAATCGTCGGTTTTGTTTGTATTTGGGATAAAGAATTCCACGTAAACTCGTGGAATCTTCACCATCCCATAATACTACTACTTTATCAAAGTTTTGTTCGTTAATGAATTTACGAAGTGTATTCATAAAATGATACAACGCTCCAATGTGTTCTCCATTGTGGAAGTAATCCTTCACACCATGAAACCCAATTTTCATTAGATTGTTTCCGTCAACAAGTAGTGTTTTTTTCACGAACTAAAATTAAAATTGTTCGTTTGTAAAAGTTTCTTCAGTCTCGTCAAGAGTTATTTCACCTGTTCCTGTAAGGATTGCGTTCCAATATTGTGAATACTCTTTCTTATATGTTTCAAGAGCATCTTTATCGTCAGCAATATATCCTTGAGCAGTTGCGATAATCTTACCATCTTTATACCCTAATCCATTGATATGGTTCTTTAGGACAGATATTTTTGTTCTGATAGCGTAAGATACCGTTCTACCATTTTTAGTGGCAGTAATGTGGTTAATACCAGCATTTTTCTGATTACCAAACAAGAATACAAGAGCCGATGCCAACCAAAGAGCTTCACCACCTTTTGCTTTAATTGTTGGTTGTCCAAATGGATTGTCAGGTAATTCAACCCAAGGTTGATTAACTACCACCATTGTGTTTGTGTATGGATAATCTTCCTTACGAGATTTGGTAATACGAGCCTGAATACCCATACCAATCTTATCAGCTAATACAGATGCGTTATGTTGTTTTCCACCCTTACCGTCAAATGTCATCTTACAAGGAACTGAACCAACTGAATCCCAAAGGAAACAAAGAGAATAAGGAATATTACCTTTTTCTTGTTCGTCTAATAGTTCGTTAATGTAATCTGTAACTTGTTCAATATAGTCAAAGTTATCATTAAAGATAAATTGACCATCCCATTCTCCGTCTACCATTTTAGCTTCAAGACCAAGTTCTACTGCATGGTCCCAGCTCCATTTTTTCTCGGTGATAATAAAAACAGGCAAATGCCCCTTCTTCTGTACAGACACAGCGGCTTTGACAAGCGCGGTCGTTTTTGAAGAGTTCGAGTGACCCAAGAACATGTTGATGTTACCCAAAGCAGGACCAGGTAAACCGCAACTATTATGGAAAGCTTCACCGACCTCATAAAAGTCTGTTTCTTTATATTTTGTCTTGGTTGAATATTTGTCTTTGATTGCATCTAATGAAAATTCTTTTTTCTTTATTGCCATAAATGTCTATGATTTAATTTGTTTGTTGTTTAAAAATAGCAAAGGTTGGACACTTTGTGTATGTTAGTGTCCAACCTTTTATAAATTAGAATGGTAAATCACCATCTGGTTCTGCTTCTGCCTGTGGGTCAACATATGAACCACCGATAGTACCTTCGTCAGATGAACTATCACCATAAACGTATTTACCTAAATCAGATGACCATCTTGGAGTTTCTCCACGAGCAATTGCTTCCAAATACTCAACAGGTTTCTTAGAGTAAACATCCATCCAAGTAAGTGGGTCTTCAGTCCAAGCCTTAGCAGTCTCAGCGTCTGTGTGAACAGGTGTTGGGTCATCATGCATAACAGTCTGAATAACTGTGTAAGTAGCACCTTTTGGTGTCTTTGCCTTTGTCAATTCTATGATAAGGTCACGACCATTAACAGGGTCAGTGATATCACCTTTAGCTTTCCAAATCGGAATGATTTTATCAAGAATACCTTCGTTCTTGTAGTTGTGTTTAAAACGCCAGAACTTAACTCCGTCCGCTTCGTTATCACGGTCAACCACTTTAACGATATAGAATTTACGTGGCTTATACGCCTTTGCAAGTTCTTTATCAGACTCTTTACCTGTTGACATTAATTCATCATGAATTTCAGTCAAAGGTGAACGCTCGTTATCGTTCTTTCCTGGGTCATAGATTTTATTCCATTTACCCTCAACTTGTACTTCGTGGTACCATACTTCTTTGAAGGGTGATGACCCATCAGGTGTAGGTAGAATACGAAGACGTTTCTGTCCTGAGTTCTCATTTTGCATCAAGATTGCTGCAAAATATTTTTTCATTCTGTCTTCTTGAGACATTTTGTTTGCAGAGTTACCTCCACTTTTCGCTTTTTCATACTGTGCGAGTACAGCATCTAGGGAATTTGTCGCCATTTTGTGTGTATAATTTATTAGTTAATATTCAAGTATAAGTGTGTCAGCCGTAATAGTCAAATTTGAAATTTAGAATTTCAAAGGTTTGTATTGTGTTTCTTCTCCGTAATTGTTAAAAGTTGTTTTAATTTCTGAAGGAGTAAAATCTTCAACTTCATCAGTTGTTAAAACATATTCATTTTTTCCTGACTTTTCAATATCTTCTTGTTTGTCAACAAAAAAGTCAGTCAATTTTTGATTGAATGGCCCTGAGTCTAAACTTCTTAGTTCAAGTTTTTCTTGTGGAGTTTTTTCTCTGTATTTTTCAATCTTAGCTTCGATATCATTTAATTTAGTAAAAATATTTTCCATATTACTTAACTTACTTTCTAAATCAGTTAATTGGTTAAATAAATTATTAAAATATTCTTCTTGTTTTGTTTCAATATTTTGTTGTGATTTTACTAAATCAGTAATTTCTAATTCTTCAGTTTCTGATGATTCATTTTCGTCATCAAGTTTTTCAACATCAGGGTCTGATGCCACATCAATAGGTTCTGCAGTTGGTGGTGTTGCCGCTCCCATACCAGCGTCAGGTGCCGGTGGTAAAGCTTCAGCATCAGGTGCCGGTGGTAAAGCCGCGTTAGGGTCACCTTCAGGTGCCGGTGGTAATCCCGTTTCTTGTTCGGTAATATAATTATTAATTTTATTATATCTTCTTAACTCTTCAATAATTGTTTCTGAAATTGCCATCTTAACCGTTCAGTAATTGTTTGAAACCTTGTGTTGTTTCTACGTTTATTTTTTTATTAGTATTAAGAGTATTGTTAACTCTTTCAATTAATCCATCCTTCATTCTGATTGTATAACAATCACCAGTATCTAAATCACACACTTCTTTAAAACCATTTCCTTTATCAGTTTCAGTAATTCGTGTACTCTTACCCAAGTATCTATCTAAAATTTGTTTAGTGTTCATAATATTATTTTATTATAAATATTCATCAATAATGAAATTACTCATTAATAGGAATAATACTTTGGTAAATATCAAATCCTTTTTTAATTTTACTTAACAGTTTTTGATAATTTTCTTTATTTGTTTGTGAATAGTCATTAAAAATTGTTGGAGTGTTAACTACTTTATTATATGGAAAATATTCAATCCAAAATTTAGAAAATTCAGTTGCAAAAATATCCTTGTCAGTTATATTATTTACTGTATTATTAATATTGTCAGGATACGCAGCAATCATAAATTCATATAAACTGTTTTCTCTTTCAAAAACTGCATATGTTTGTGTGTATTGACTAGAGTTATTAGTTAAACACATGAAATTTGAAGTGAGGTAATTTTTAAGTTCACCAGGATAATCGTAATCTAATGTTACCCCCGCAATATTATTACCAAAAAACTGTAAACGATGTGTAGTTTCATTTATAGATAATCCAGATTCAATCCAACAACTAATAAAAATACAAAGTCTAACCTTATCAGTTGTAGGTAATACTTTAATTGCCGAAACAATAACATCCGCACCTTCATTTTTATTAGTTTCTGAATATTTTGTATAATTAGAATAAGCTTCATCTTTATTACAATTTGGTGTATTAGACATTATTTTACCACCAATTATAGAATTAGTTATACTATTTTTTATTTGTACAGAATTATTAGGTATACCTGTAGTAGACCCTCCTTGATTTTTAAATGTACTACCTAAATTAGTTAATAATTGTTTTTTAATTGTTTGGAAAAGTGTGTCCACTTTTGGTAATGTTGCAATAGCTTGTCTCGTACCTGTAAATGATGTTGAAAATTCTTCTAATCCTATATTATGATTAACTTCAGTTATAAAATAAGAACCAGCGAATAATGGTATGTTTCTTAAAACAAAATACATTGATGGTTGAATCATAACATTACCCATTGCCTCTACGGATGCCGCATAACTTCTAGTTTTATAAATGTTGTATAAACTAACACTTTGTGTCGATGTTTGAATTCCCGCACTTGAGTTAGCTAAATTATACTCAGCCATTAGGGATTCACTTGTAGCCTTACCTAAATCCTGACTTACATTTATTTTTTTAAAAACTCCTTGATTTTGTAATTCAAAGTCAACCGCAAAACCAACTATTCTATTTTCTAAAGAAAAATTTCTTTTTTGAGATGCGTCAACTCCAACAGAATTTTCCGCACATATTGTAATATCTAAACCATCATCTTTATATCCATTAAGTTTGGATTTATTATCCGTTTGTTGTGAAGGTTTATCTACAAATATATTTAACATTTTTGGTTTTGAACTTTGATAATCAACAGTATCAAATGTTCCAAACAAATTATTTGCAAATTCATTTGGTTCAGTATTTTTTGAAGTTTCATCCTGTCCAGTTGGGGTTTGTCTTCCATAAAAATTAATGTATGACGGCATTAAAAAACTAACAAAATTATGGTCTTTGATTATTGAACCAACAACAGTAAAAACGTTAGCTTTAACATTCGCCCCTTTTAAATATGAATTTACTTTTGCAATATCAACAAATATATCACCAACATTTCTGTTTGCTCTGTCAACAAATAAGTAATCTTTAAATAGTGGAGCGTCAGAGTTTTCATCAATTTTTGTATAATCATTTCCAGCTATCCATTTATCATTAATTGCTTTAAACATGTCATATAATTCAACTTTACTCTGGAACCCTTCTAAAACCGAATCAATTTTTTCAGTATTCGTATTACCTCCACCTAATCTTTTTTGTAAAGATGTGATAAAATTTGTGAAAGTTTCTCCCGATAAGTTATCAGTAACACTTAAATAAGTGTCTATTTTATTTCTAAAAACATCAATATTCCCAGAATTACCCAAAATTGATGTTGTCCCATACATTTTAATTAAATTTCTAAATAATTTAATGTTATCAACTGTGAAACCTATATTAAAAACTCTAAAGAAATTAGTTAAATAATTTTCATTTGTCACTGAAGTATTTGTATCATATTCTAACCCATTAATTGTTGAAAACCCAACGTAAAGTTCCATAGTCTTCCATTCGTTTGGATAAAGAGACTTTGATTCATTATAAGTTAGACCAAAGTTAGTCGGTACTGAATTTGGAGTTGTTTCATAGTTTGGGATATTATATCTATTTACAATTGCCGGTGATGGATTTGATGAAAGTATGTTAAATAAATTTTTATCAAATCCCGTAGGATTTCCTCGTTTAATTAGTACATCATATTGTAATGAATTTGTTATTGTTGTATTAACATCATAACTTTGTGAAGTGGCAATACTTTTAACAATTTCGTTATAGTCAACACCAATAATATTTTCAGATTTTTCATTATAGAATGTTATTTTTTTAAGTATTGACTCAAAAGAATAAACACTTGAACTTCCCTGATTTGCAAATTTTAAAAATTCAATTTCAAAATTATTTAATTCTTCAGTATCAAAAACAGAAAATAATTCCTCAATATTTGAATAGACAAATTCACTAAATAACTCAAAACTTACCTGTTCTTGTTTATCAGGATAAACTTTTTTAAGATATTCATTATAACCAGATTTTCTAATTGGTGTTGTATTAAAATACCCATAGTTAGGTGCCCCCCAAAATAACCTTACCGAACCATTATGAACACTTGGGTTATTTGATAGTGATATTATATTATTTTTATTATTATCAAAACATTCTTTTTCAATTTGATTAGTTGTAGTACCAAAAGAAGGGCATATTGTATAAGACTCTTCACCTTCTGAATTACTAACTTTAATTAAAACAGTCCAAGTTTTTAAATTAATATTTGTTGATTGTATGTTTGATTGATTAGCATTAAATAAAATAATTTCTCTTTTATCAAGTGCAGTTTGTAATGCGTTTTGTATCTCTAATGAAGTAGTAACTGAGTTTGGGTTGTATAAATAAGAACCATTGTGTAAAAAATAAAAATCATTTATCAGTTTTGGATAAAATCCAATATGATAATTTATTGTTGATGTTTGAGTATTTTCTAATGTAATTGACGTTGTATTAAATGTTTCTGAAGATAAAACATACGTAGTTGATGCTAAATTATTAATCGGGTCAAAATTATTCAAATAATTAAAATTAGTCCAAATAGATGTAATATAATCAGTTCCATTATTTACATAATTTTTATATCGGTTCCAAATTGAACCTAATTTTAGAATCCAAAAATATGGTAACCTATGAACACCACCAAATTTTTTTAAACCTGCAAAAATAAAATCAGAATATGTATTTAAATTATTTTCAAATGACAAATATCTTTCTTTTAATGTTGATAAAGGTAAGCTGTTTAAGAAAAGATAAGACGCTTCTAAATAAGCACTACTTTGACCATTTAAAGTCGTGTTAATACCTTTTTGTATAGCATTAACAAAATAAGGTGTATTAAGAATCGAAGTTGTTTGTTTATTAGTTAAATTAGAGTCAATATAATTAATAAATCCTTCTGTCGGTAAAAATTCTGTAGGTTTTCTATTATTGTAAAAAGTTTGTAAATCAACAGGTGTTGTTATCTCATTAGACCTCCAATTATAATCAGTATATGGTCGTAGTTTGGTTTTATCACCATTAGTACCTACAACTGAAGATTTTTCAAAATTTGTAATTTTTTTAAAATATGTATTATAATAAATTGAAAGTTCCGTCGAATTAATGTTTTTAAACTTTGAATTATTTTGTCCAGCAGCTAAATTAACGTAATCCCAATTTGAATCAATATATGGATATGTATCAGTAAAACTAATATCATTATGGACATTAGAATTTAAATAATTTACCATGTATTTTTCTTTATCATTGGTTATTTGAATTGTTGGTAAATCTTCAAATAAAATTTTATTCGGATTTTCATTAACTTCTCTTTTCAAATAATCAGTTACAAAATACCCTTGTGAATAAATTGAATAATCCTGTTGTAAATTAACAAGTTCAGAAAAATAAGAATCTTTAGTAAAGTTCGATGTTTTAAAAAGAAAATTTAATCTTGGCGAATTTTCTCGATTACCCGAATTTAAGGCGTTAAACACATTCAGACTTTCTGTTTCTGCTAAGTAATTTAATATGTTTTGATTAGTAGAACTGTCATTATTTTTTTGAAATCCATTATATTGTGTTATAGTTTGAATTCTTTCCCAAACCTCATATAAAAATTTACTTTCAGCTAAATTACTATATGGTTCATTACTTGGTAAAGTATCAAACCCTGATATTAAAATTCGATTAATACCTTCGTTAGTTGGTATTGGTGGAACTGGTGGTGTTTCTCTTTGTAAATAACCTTTTAAAAACTCTTCAACAAACTCGACTTCAGGCCAAATAGTATAGTTATTACCTTTAGTTACTGATATAACTGAATTATCACCAGGATATTGTATTTCAAATTTTACTTGACCATCAATATTTTTTTCAACCACAAATTGTGGCCAAGGATATACAGGTGATAACTGTGAAGCGGAATCGTTTTTAGTTACTAATTTTTTTATTTCACTATTTCTAACATCAAACGCCTTTTTATGAACATCTTGCATTAATCTTAAAAAGGCTTCTGCCGATGCCATAATAACCGCAACGACATTTCTTATCGTTGGTGAAAATCCTAAACCACTTGTTGTTTGTATAAAACTAGATAATTCTTTAGTAAGTTTATCTTCAATTAATGTTTTTCTATCATTTAATATCTTATCTAACTCATATGTTAAATCTAAAAATCTACTTGTCCCATCAAATTGAAATAAAAATCCAATTTCACTTTCTTTAAAAAGATTTTTTAAATTATCAATTTGATTTACAATTGATGTAACTTGTTCTTGATTTACTGTTTCCACATTATTTCTTTGTTTATATGTTTCAACATAATCAATATTAGTATCATCAGTTCTTATATTTTCAATATCTATTGGGTTTTCAATTTTGTATTCACCTGAACCAAAAGTTGTATTGTTTTTTAAATTTTCATTATTTTTTGTAATAATTGATTGTAATTTAGAATATTGAGTATCAATATCATTGATTACAACTGTATCTAATTTTTGAAAATTTGATAACTTATAAGTGTAGATTTTATATCTTACATTATTAATTGGGTTTGAAATAAAGAAATTCGTTGTGTCTAAATTTAAATTAAACCACGAAGTAGTAAAATTATAAATTTCTCCACGATATTGTGTTAAATCTTGTGAGTATGTATCAATATCATTAAGTGGTGTTAGATTTGATTGACCAAACTTTGCTAAACTATAATTGATAAAATTATCTAACTTTGTTGATAACTGTTGTACCGTTAATTCGGGAAAATCTTTTGGAATTAATCCTAAGTTTTTGTAATCTGTGTAAACATCTCTAATCTTTTCATACCCAAGTTGTGTTATTTGTTGAGTATTAGTTTGTGTTTGATTTCCCGTATTTTCACCTTGAGGAACATTAGTTCTCTTGAGATACATCTGAGGAACTGCAAAAAGTTCCGCCATAGTAATATCAGTTAAAACATTAAATTTATATCCAATCATTACTAAACTAATATCAAAGTTACCTGTTGATGAGTTAAATGAAGATGTAAATTTTTGTAAAATTAATGGATATTGAACCGCTTTACCGTAGTAACCTTTAAGTGTTAGATAAAATGTCGGGTATGGTAAATTAAAAAACGCAGAATATGGTGAATTTTCACCACTTTCAAATAATGCTCTACCTTTAACATCCTCTAAATTTATTGTGATTGTTGGGATATAACTTAAACCTACTCGGTATGAAATTGTTTTTATTCCAAGAAGTTGATTAGCAATTTGGTTTTGATTAGCCGTTCTGTCTTGGATTGATGTCCATTCAGTAGTTAATGCTCCTGTCCCTGTAGGATTTAAGAAATTCATACTTGCTAATGAAACTGTTTTTACAGTGGTTTTGTCCGCACCTGAAATTAGTCTACTTCTTGGTTCAAGGTCACATTCTAAATTAGCGTAATAAATTAAGTTTTCTTGTTTTATATTCCTATCTTCAGCGTTACCATATTGGTTAGTAACCTTATTTGGGTTAATAACAAAAATGTTATCACATGTACTTGGAAAAACGTATATATTCTCACTCTCCATAATAATAGAAATATTCTTTCACCGATGTTTTATAATCTAACAAAGAACTCAATAAAGGGAATGGTATATTCAACACGGCGTTATCAGGAATATTTAATTCAGAACCACTGTATTGTGGATTTGACTGTAATATTAACCAACCATAAAACGGTGAGTTATAATATAACTGAGAAACTTTATCCAATCTTGATACACCTAATTTATAGATGTATTTCTTATCAGTAGTTTTTAATGGAATGTTAACAAAAGGAATATATGTAGTTGTTCCATCAACAGTAAAATTTTGGTATCTATTGTAATATTCGTTAGCCATCAGTCAAAAATTATTTTTCCGTTAAAGGTCGTTTTATCTAAATTAACATTCACATTCGAATACAAATTTTTCAAATTTTCGTTTTGTGTAGGAGTTGCACCTGCACTTGTATAAGAGAAATTTCTTGTTTTTCCAACAATACTTTGGTTTGAGACTTGTGGATTATAATTTTTATAACTTAAATAGTCAGGTGAATTAAAGAAAGTATCAACTTTATTTGTTTGAGCATTTTTTTCAATTGTAAAACTTGGGACTAATCCATTAATAGTTGTTTCAACAATACTTTTTGTTAACTGTATAGTGTCTGAAACTAAATTTAGAGTTAAATTATTAATTAAACTTTGTCTTGAGTTGTTGTCAATTATTTCATTACAAAAAAGAGTAAAAAATCTATTTAAATTACCTGTAATATTTTGACTTGATATAGGTATAAATGTTGTACTTGGAGTTGTCACGTCAATAATAATATCATTAGAATTCAATAATGTATAGTATGATTGAATATCAGATGCTAATTTAATATAGTCTGTTCTTATTGAAGTTAGTGTGTCACTTACTCCGTCAGGTAATCCTGTAAGAGTATAAACATAAGGACTACCAAGAGATGTAATTTTACCATCCGTTGATGAACATATTAAATCAAGTTTTCGATAATTTTGATATATACTAACTTGTGTATTAGAAACACTTTGTATTTGACTAGATATTTTAGAAATTATACTATTAACCTGATTTGATACTTGTGATATATAATTAGCTCTTACAGCTCTAATGTCTGATGTTGATACATTATTAATGATTAATGCTGAAATTAAAAAATCAGTTCCATTAGTAATTTCAGTACTCAGTTCATTTGCAACATTTAAAAGATAATTGTTGTAATTAAACATTTTACCAAGTATCTTAACGTTTGTAACTGGAGTATCTAAACTATTTAATGAACCAATTAAAAATTGTTTTTCAGAACTCACCTGTTTATAAACACCGTAATTTGTGGTTTGAATAATTTTTGTCACAAAACTTTCAATATTATTAAAATAGTTTTGAGTATAAACAACCGTATTATCAAATAAACCACCATATAATAATGTACCCGTTTCAACACCACCTGAAGTTTGTGAATTAGTAATATTTCCAGCTTGTGTACCCCCATTATTTGTTATTTGGGTATTAAGTTGGTTACTCATAGAAGGTGTTGAATTTGCAAATGCAGCATTTGCTTGACTAACATTACTTGATTGTTGATTACTTAAAATAAAAGACTCAACTTCCGTTTCGTCGGTAGCGTCAGCTCTTTCATCATATACTTCAGTATTTGCATAGAAATTAAAACTCAAAGCGTTTTGAAGTTTTTCAATTGGTTCTTTTAATCCATGACCACCAATCATTTTAAAACCAAGTTTAACACTAACGATTGTCGGTTGTACACCAATTCCTTCAGGATTAAAATCTAATTGTTCATAAGTAAAAGATAATGTATCGGGTACAATTTTACAATTATAAAAATCACCAACTCTTAAAATTAAAATTGGAGGTCTACCAAAATTAGTATTAAACGCATCTTTGTTTTTAACACCCCCTTGGTTATTAGTTGTTGTCGGTATAGTTCTACCTGGTCTTACACATTGATTTAAAAATGTGATTCTTGAGTTAAAACCTTCAGGTGTTATAGAATGGAATAACGGATTAAAAAATTTAATTCTTTGTTTAATACCATCATATAAAAATGGGTCAGAGTTTTTTATTGTTTCAAAATAATCTTGTTCATTTAAAAGTTCTCTAATAAGTCTTTTTGTAACATTTTTTAATTTACTCTGAAAATCAGCGACAGGTACTTGTTTTAATCCGATAGTATTATTATAACCCTCACTTACCGATTTAGCTACTCTCGTACCAAATGGTGTATACGGTTGTACTGTAATTTTACTAATAACCAAAGCACTACAGGCGACACGGATTACATTATATTCATCGGCAATATTATTACCATTACAATTATAAGTTTGACTACTATCTTTAGGTTTGTAATTATCAATAGTTCCAGAGTTAACATCAATTTTTAATCTTTTAGCTTCAACATAGTCTGAAATGTTTGTACCTTGGTACGTAAGTTGATTAAAATAATCAATAATACTTTGTTTTCTATCTTCACCTAAATTTTGTGATTCAGGCCCTGAAAAATTTCCAACACCAAAATTAGTTGCCTTTAAATCTATTTTAACTTCATTATCATTCACTAACGCATCTGCAATTTCTTGTGCCAATTCAATAAAGTTTTCATAATTTGGGGTTATTGTGTTTTCTAAAAAACTTTTAGAAGCGTCAACACCATCAAAAAATGCCGAATTTATATTTAGAACAACTTCATATTCATAAATGTCAGGATATGGTTGATTATAATTAGAGTCTCTTGGGTCTGAATCAAAATACAAAGCGTTACCAACATATGAACTTAAATTAGGTAATTCTTTTGGCCCTGAATTATCCTCTTGTGGTATTTGTGTTAAAGCGTCTACTTTATCACTTTCTGATGTATCCAAACTTTCCAAGACCTGTTGGTAAACTTCGTCAATAGTACCTAAACTTAATGAACTAAATTTCTGAGCCAATTCATATATATCATACCTCTTACATCCCGCAAAAAATGACTCAACTATTGATGTTACGGTTGAGTTAGATTGATTTTGTAATTCTTTATTAACAATTAAATTTAACACGGACGGATGGTCAACAATAATTTTAAAATTTAAACTACCCGACCTTTTAGTATTTTTATAAGTGTATATTGGTTCAGGTCTACCAATAAAATCTGTTTCATTAAATGATGGTGTAGAACTATCATCAAAAGTTAAATCATATGGTGGAAACCACATAACTCTACCACCATTAGGCCCTTTTTCAGCGGATGGAAGTTGATTATATTCAGGAGTATCTTTCCAAGCTAAGTTTTCTAAAGACAACATGTATTTCTTTACCTGTCCATTAATAACATTTGTTCCACCATTTTTAAAAGGTGTTATATTAAGATTGTAGGTACTATCTAAAACAGAATAAGTAAACCTTCTAATGTTACCATTAGTTTCTAAACCTGAGTCATTAGCAACTGTTTTTTGTAAATTAGCATATGTGTAATAAGGTTTATCTTTTGTAAAAATTCTACAATATTCTTGTCCTACCTCAGTACCTGAGTTATTAACATATTTTTTAACTTTTGAACCTTTGGTTAATATTTTATAACCATCTGAAAATACTTTAGACGCTTGGTTAATCGCATTTCCAACATGTCCTAATCTATCCGCTCCTTGTGCCGGTGTTGAGTTAATTAATCGTTGTGTAACGTCTAAAATAGAACCAGGTCTAAATGTATAGTTTGTAGATAAAACTTGATTATAAGAAGATGCCAGTGGTGCGAAATTTGGATTGTTACTTAATAATTGTCCACCTTGTCCAACATTTCTTCCAATCTCAGGTTTTGTAAATTCAGTAATCCAAACAAATCCACCATCAAAAGAAGGTTTTTGTTCGTAATTTAATCCAGCTAAACCGAATTGAAAATTTTGGTCACCTTCATATAATATACCAACTTTATCAGGCCCATATACAGGAGCTTGTGTTGGTATTCCAAAAGCGTCAATAGGTGAAGCGTTTGGTGGTGATACAATATTTGTAATATCTGTTTCTTGTCTACCAACATAAAGGTTTCCTATTGAAGTAAAATTATCAAATAAATTATTAATAAAATTACCTACCTGTGTAGATGTTATAGCGTAGTTAGGTTTAAACCTATTATAGTTAAGAGCATTAAATAAAACAGACTTAGTACCAGCTCCCGTGTTTTGTAAGAACTTAATTGACGGATTTGGTCTATTAATAATATTACCACCACCTAAATTACCTAAAGCTTGTAGTGGTCGTAATCTTAAAAGTTCAACATCTGAAAAATAACTTCCCTCAATAGGAGATGCGGGTAAATAAGTACCACTTAACTTTTGTATAAAAAACGCCGCGTAATCTAATAAACCATCAGGTTTTGTAATTGTATAATCTCTATAAATAAAAGGTTGTTGTCCTGTTGCTAATAATGTTGCATTAAATGGATTAGTAAGAGTGTCAAGATTAATCGCCCCAAGAGTATTTCTTTCAATTTCTCTAGCAATACGAGACTGAGTCGCCTCTCTTAAACTTTGAGCTGCTAATTGTTGTAAAAACGAGTCGTTTGCTAACGCTGCTTCACCAAATAATATTTCGTAAATAGTATAATCTCCCTGAACAAATATGATTGGGGCGGCTCTACCATCACCATAAACTTGTGAACCGGCAGATAACTTTCCAAGTATTAAATCCGATGTAACAAATAAATCTTCATAACCTTCGGGTGGTAAGTATCTATTAATAACTTCAACATTATTAATAAACTGTTCATTGTTCGACACTATTCTATCTGACTGTAAACTATATGGTTGTGAAGTACCTAAAGGGTTATTTTCAATACCCGTTCCACCAGGAAGGACTGTATTATCAACAATCAAAGCCCCATCAAAAAACTGACCTGCGGGACTATACAAATTCATTCTTGTACTATATGCTGGTTCAATATATAAATTTGAACTTACACTTTCAGAATCTGCTGGTGAATTGTCTTGTAATTTAATTGGATAGTTTTGTAATCCTTGTGGAGCAGTAAAATTACCCTGAACACTATACGGTGCTAAATTCCTTGCAACTAACGCTTTTCTAAATTGTTCCGAATTGTTGAATGATAAGAATTCTACAGCCATCTATACTTTTTTCTATAAATAGAATAGAAATAATTTTATGTTTATACAGTTAGACCATAATCAGAACCAACTACTCCAATTTTATCTCTTAATGTTCTTAAAGTATCGTCATTATTAAATGCCGATAGTATTGCGTTTTTAACTTGTAAATCATTTGAATTGGCATTTACATCTAATGTAATTTTAATTTCTTTAGGTGATGATTTAGTTTCAGGTGTTGTATTATTAGCAAAAACTTGTCCTGAGGCACCTATTGATTGAGCTAACATTTCTTGATTCACAGCCATTAATAAATCACCTTTGTCTAAAGAAAATTTACTACCATTTGCATTTACAACAACATCTTTTTCTTCAGGTAGGTTAGTTCCAGTTATGAAGTTTAAGACACTTTTTATTATCGGAAATTCCACTGCCGCAGTTGTTAATACATCACCAATTGCTTTAAGGTCTACGCCCACAGTAGTTAAAGTTTTATCTACTATTTCCATTTTACTTGCCACTGAACCTAAAGCAGCATTAAATGGGTTCTGTTCAATTTTTTCACCTAATTGTGTTGCAACATCAATATAATTTTCACCTATTCCCAAACCAATATCCGTAATAAGTTTTTTTATTGCCTCATCTGTCATTTGCAACTCACCTTTATTTAATTTAGTTAAAGTTTCATAAGTTGTTGTACCAAATTCTCTTTTATTTGATTTATCTAATGAAAATTTTGAAAAACCAACCTCATACGCCTTTATTTGTGCTTCAACCGCGGATTTCAAATAATCTTGACCTTCTTTGGTTATTGCATACTGAGTTTGTATTGTCGCATTTAAGGAAGCGTTTTGATTAACTAATGTTTCAGTATAGCTTAACTGTTGTTTAGCAACATCAACTAATTGTTTTTGTGGGTCGTCAAGATTTTGTTGTTTTTTAAGTTCATTTAAATAATCATATTGTCCATCTTTAAGCTCACTCAATCCTTTTTCCACTGTTTTACCAGATTCTGGGTCGGTAAATTTAACAGTATATTCACCTTTAGCTTTATTAAATTCCGCAAGATTTGCAACCAACATTTTATCTTCTTCAGTTGCGTTAGGCATTAAACCTGAAAAGTCAATTTCACTCATTTTCTTTTCAATTTTTGCAGACTCTAATGCCATTTTTTCAAATTCAGCTCTGTCAATACCTAAAGCAGTTGCGACTTCACCAAGTTGTCTTCTTGCTTCAGGCATAATTTGAAACTTACCTGTTTTTTCATCAAATTTTGTAAAGGTTTTGGATAATTCGGATAATTGGTTTTGTAACTCAGGTACATTATTTTGAGCTAAATCCATTAATTTTAATGGGTCAAGCAACGCACTTGAAGTTGCACCTAACCTTTGTAAAGTAGATGCAACGTCTATTGCAGACTCAGGTGAAAATAATTTGTCAGCAACCGCCATGGTTTGTGAAATATCAACTCTCATTGCTGCCGCTTTTGCCGCCATTTTAGCCATACCTTCAACACCAGTACCAAACCCGTACCTATTCATTTTGTCTAAATTATTAACAACCATTGCCGAAACTACTTGAGCATTGACACCCATACTATTTGCAGTATTGTAAACTGTTCTCATTTCTTCTTCAATATGGGTTGTCTCCATACCAGCGTTTCTAAAAGAAGTTTCTAATGTTTTTGCTGCAACTCCTGTAACTTGCGATACCGCAAATAACTTTTCAACATTTTCAGTACTTAAAACAATCGTTCTATTTGTTGCTTCAATGTATTCTTTTTGTAATCTATTGATGTCTTCTTGTTTACCACCCATTGCAGTTACTTCTGTAACTGCTCTACCTAGTTCTTGTTTTAAAAGCTGTGAATATTCCCTAGTAACACCCATACTTTTAACCAATGAACCCATATTTTGGTCCATTTTAGTTAGATATTCCGCAGAATTTTTAAAAGCAAATGCTTGAGATTTAGTTACTTCTAAAAAATCATTAGCAAGCTGGGTCAATCTAACATAACCAATTTGTTGACCTTGTAAATTATTAGGGTCTGTATTTCCGTCATTTGGATTGAACATAAAATGTTTTATTAATAAATAACTTAACTTTGATTTTTATTACTATTTAAATCAATCAACTTGTTAATTAAAAACTTTCTTTGGAAAGTAGGCATTTTTAAAAAGTCCGAATACGACATTGTTAATTGTCGTGACAGATAAATGTATTCGTCTAAAAGATATTCTAAATAATCAGAAGAAAGGTCGAAAAAACTCTGCCCCAAAGGTAATACGTGCAAGTACCTTTTTTCCAGATGGGGCTATAATTTCTTGTGTTAAATCTAATCCTGGTGAATTTTCTTGTAAAAATCTTGTAATGTACTTTGAATCCATAATTGGCATCCTTTCTATAAACTTAACAATTTCCCCCTTATCGGTATTCCCGTCTATTGATACTATTTGTTTTTGTAATCTCCAAGTTACAACTGGAACAGTCATGTTTTTTGGATAAGATAATTCTCTTTCGTTTAATTCTTTAATTTCACCAAAATTAAGAATTTTTAATTTTACATTTACGTTAGATTTTGGAAGAATTGTTTCAAAATAACCATTTTCATCAGGGTTAACTAATGGTTTAATAAAGTTAATTTCATCTAACACAATAGAAACTTCAAAAGGTTTTTGTGTTTCAGGGTCAATTAAATTTAATTTATACTCAGGTGTAAATGATGTATTTCTTAAAAACAATAAAATTGCTTGGATGTCGCCATCTAACATTTCTTCAATCTTCAAATCAGGTTCATAAACTTTATTTCTGATTAAATTATAAATTATTTGGTCTCCACCAACGTTACTAGCACTTGCTAAAATATTTTCATCAGCAGCAGTTAAAAAACCAACTTTAACCGACTTTTTTTTATTTTTATAAAATTTTCCCTGACTCGGTAATTGAATTACGTCGTGAGGTAAGTTGAAATTCATTTGATTTACACTATTATCTTCCATAGTTTTTGTTTAAAACATAGTTTAAAATTATCTTTATGTAAATAAAAAACCCACATTTCTGTGGGTTTTAATATAAAGTTTGTAGTAATATTAGTAAAGTAATACACAATAGTCGGGACGAAGAGTTAAAGTGATATCAGCCAATCCATCTTCAGAATATGATACACTACCAAAATCAACGTCAGTTAAAAAACATTGTATTAATGACCACTTTTCAATAACAACACCTGTTGGGTCTAACATTTCAAGTTCTACGTCTTTTTTGTAACCCGCGGCATATCCCATACGACCTGTAACTTCTTCAGCATGTAATCTTACCCACTCCATCATAGCCTGAGCTGCTGATGGCCCGATTGGGTCAAGAAGTTTAACCTGAATAGTGTTCCACTCATACATACCCGCAACATATCTTTTGGTATTCAAGAATGGAATATCATTTGATTTAATAGTAATTTTAGGTCGAGCCGCAGATTGAACAAACCACTCGTTTATTCCCAACGAATCAGGAAATCTCAAAATGAACCTGTTTTTCTTTTTGGGTTCATATGGAAAGGGCATTTTGGTTAACAAATCAGCCATATTATTTTGTTTTTAAATTTTCTTTTATTTTATTATAAATAGTCTCAATTAAATATTTTTCTATTTACTTTGAACTTTTTTTCAGTCAAACTTGCTATAAGTCCAGTTTATAAATATTAATATAATTTCTTTTCTCCTCCATGTGTTGATATTGTTTGAATAATATTTTCTGGGTCTTTTGATAATTCATCTTTAACTTTTTCCAAATTTCTTAAATCATCATCTGAAAAACCTATTTTAGGTATAAATCTATTACTAATATCATCTTTAAACATTATTGGTTTTTTTAATAAGTTTGCCAAATATTTTACATACTGTTGAAACTCTCTTAAAGCTTCAACCTTTCCTTTTTCAGGACTTTGGGCAGAACCGGCTCCAAATGTTACAGGATAATACTTATTCATATCCATATAAGCATTTATAAGTTCTTTGTCCGTCATATCTTCTTCACCTGCAAACTTTCTAAACTTTCTTAAATTTTTAACTAATTCTTTTTTAGATATCCCCTTAAAATTAGTTTCAATCATATTTTCAATCGCCCTACGTAAAGCCAATGGTGAATGTCCTCTTGCGGTAACTATTGAAAAGATTGAACCCCCATTAATCGCTTCAACAAAGTCGTCCCATGCTGGACCTTCTTTTGCCATCATTGCGTCAATAATGAACCTCTTATCCCCTTTGGTTCCAAAATTTCTGAACGGGTCGTCAGCAAATCCAACAACTGTTTTATTTTTATATTCAAAAGGTTCAACTCCAACTTTTACACGATATTCCGCAAAGTCTTCCGTTGACATACCAACTTCTTTATTATCTTCGGTACGAAGTATTATTTGTGTCGGCATTGTAAGAATATTATCATCCCAATCAAAAGCATAATATTTTAAATCGGGTGTGATTTCTTCATCAAATTCTTCTACTAAAAATATTTTCATATCTATAAATATTATGTAAAATAAAAACCCCCACTTTCGTGAGGGTTTTCAATTATTTTATCGTTGATTAAATATTTTCAAACGACGCTCCTGTTGGAGTGATTAAGAATTCAATATCTATGAATTCAAGAGCTTTAGTTGGTTTGATATAAATCTTACCTACTAATTGGTTAGCATCTAAGTCTTCAGGTGTGTTTTGAACAGTAACTCTGAAGTCATACAAACCTCTGTCTCTACGAATTGCATCTAAGATTGGGTTAACAGAATCTAAGAACTGTTGTCTTACCAAGTTATCGTTTTGTTCAAACAATAATCTTACAGCTACTGCTGAAATCAACTTACGAGCTTGTAACAACAATCTTCTTACGTTTATTCTGTCAAGAGCTGACTCTCTAATTTGAAGAGTTTTGTTACCCCAAATTACAGTTCCAACGTCGTTAAAAGTTGCGATTGGGTTAACTCTTCCCTTGTAAAGAGTGTCTCTATCTTCTTGAGTTAATCTCTTTCTTGCTCTAATAGCATTTACAATACCTCTTGTGTAACCCGCAGTTGCGAACCATGGGAAAGCTATATTGTCAGTTAACGCTAAGTTTCTTGTAACTTCAGCAGTTGCTGGTATATAGATTTGTGTATTGTTTACAGTATCACGAGTAAGAACCCATGGATAGTAAGTAGCAGTGTAGTTAGAGTCAATTCCTGTATTTTCTAAGTTGTCAACCGCTTCTTGTGGGTAAATTAAGTTATCCATTGAAGTTGATGGTTGGAACAAGTTAAAGTCAGGAGTTGTACAAATGTAGATTGAGTCCGCTCTATCGTTTTCAACAATGTCAATTGTTGCTGAAACTAAATCACTATTGTTAACATAATCAACACCAGGAGTTACAAGAACATTGATGTTTGTTATTTCAGGATTTGCAAACGACTGTACACCTAACAAGTATGCGTAATAGTCAGTATTTGCGTAATCAACCGTGTTATCACCAACTGTGATTTGTTTAAACGCTCCCCATCCTGTAGCATCTGTGTACGGTGCACAAGATAGTGCTCCTTGTTTGTATCCTGTGTTTCCTAAACGGAATCTGTCAGCATTTGTTCTATATTCTCTGTATATATCCCATCCGTCAAATCCTGCTTGAACAAGGAATGTAAACTTACGAGAGTATAAGAAGTAATATGGACTTGTTTGTGACGTAGGTTCTGAATTAAACGACCCAGCTCCAACTTCAAATGCCGTTTGACCACTGTTTTGGTAAGCATTTGCTATAACAATAGAAGTTGCTCCTGAATCCATGTGGAAACCTTTTGTAACATTTGGCCAATATACATGAGAAGGTGGTGTACAAGTTGACGAATTCGGATTTGGCATCCCTTTGTATTGGAAGAAATCAGGGTCATAACCTGGTGCATCCGATGAAAATGCTACCGCTGAAGAAATACCTAAATAAGTTCTTCTTATGTTATCACCAGCACTTGGTGTACTGTTAGAACCATTAGATGAATTTCCAAACGGTGGGTTATAAATAACTTCACCAGGATAATCATATTTTGTCTTGAAGATTTGGAATGGTGATTTAGCACCTGAGTATGTTCTTGTAACAAAACCTTCAAATCCACAAGGAAGAGCATCCACTGGAGCTTCCTGATTTACCTCAACAAAAATGTATTTTGACTGTACTGCGTATTCACCATCAGATGAACCAACTTTTTTAGCTACGTAACTATTTTCAGCAGGGTCCATACTACAGTTTGTAAACTTTTCTAAAACAACAGGATTTGAATCTGTGTCAAAGAAATCACGTACAATAAGGTCAAATGTACCATTGTTAAAGGATATATTCGCAATAGATACTTTAATTTCAGTATTAGCGTCATTACCATCAGCAATTGTATAAACTTTAAACAATCTATAAACTAAATTACCACGTAATTCTGAAACAACCCATGGAGATTCAGGTGTTTGGTATTGTTCAAGGTAATAAGCTATAGATGATGTATCATTATTTCTAGCTTCAGGTAAAGAAATTAAACTACAATTTAAACCACGAATATAACCTTTGTTATAACCGTAATTTAATAATGTTGGATAACGCTCTTCAACAAACAATGGAACTTCAGTTCTATCTTTAGCAAAGTTTTCAACACCAAATACTTTAGCAATATAGTTAGCGTTACCTGCATTAAACGAAGTTTCAAATTGGAATGCTGAATTTTCATAAGTTAAACCTGAAATTAAAAATGTACTAAATGGATTTTTAGTAACTCCTGAATAAGAACCTGTACAAATCATTTGAACATCCGAAGTACCTGTTACTTGATAATCAGGCCCGTCTTGTGTAGTTGAATAGTTTGTAATACCTCTTGAACGTAAAGTTGCAACAACCAAATCATTATAACCTGAATAAGTTAAACCTGAGAAGTTATAAATATTACCTGTTATAGAACCACTATAAGAACCTGATGCACCAGTTATTGTACTAATTCTACTAAAGAATGAATAACCATCGTAATTTTCACCCGTTGTCGGAGGTGTGAATGTCGCATAATACCATACATCATTAACTTCAGAACAATAATCAATACTTGACGCACTTATTGCATTAACTCCAAATACGTTTGTAGATGCCGAATATCCTGCCGCAATGTTTGCTGTAACTTGAGCTCCAGAAACCGCTCCAAAATAATAGATAGAAGATGCTGAAGTAGCATTAGAACTAATTACACCTGAAATTTGACTTTGGAGTTGTGCGTAAATTGTTGATGAACCTCCACTATATGTTGTATAAGGAGTTGTTGCATTTGCTATACCGGCAGGTAAACCTGTAATTGTTACTGTTGCAGTTGAGGCAGTTGTACCAACAAATGTTGCTGTAAATGTTGTTGGTGTACCTGTAAGAGCAACCGTATTACAATCAACATTTGCGACAGTTGTAATAGACCAAGATGGACCTGCGTCATAACCTGATAATCCTAAAATTCTTGTTACAAACAATTGGTTAGATTGTTGAAGGTATGATTTAGCGATATAAGCCGCTTCATACTTTGGGATTTGTGTGTTCACAAATTTTTCAGGAGTAGTACCGCCGAAATAGGTTTCAAACTCTCCATAACTTGTGATGAAGATTGGTTCAAAAGCCGGACCTTTTAAGGTTTCTCCAGCTATACCCAACGTGGTAATCCCAACACTTTGTGAAACAAAAGATAAATCTCTTTCTGATGTATATACACCAGGTGAGACGAAAACTTTGTTTGATGTTGCCATTTTTATTTTAAATGTTTTTAAAAATTTATTTTATTAATAAATATTGTGTTTTTAACCAAAAACTAATAGGTATAATAACTATTTATCTATTGGTAGGAATAAATTCTACCTTTTTTCTACCTTGAAAATTAAGAACATTAAAATATCCCCTGAGAGTCATGAAACCTTAAAAACCTATTGTAATAAACATGGCTATAAAATTCATAAGTTTTTAGAAAAACTAATTAAAGAAAATTGTGAAGAAAAAAAGGATATCTATGGTGAACATTAAAGAATTATTGATACAAGATTAATAATACTAATAACACTATTATTTGTTTTAACAACATTCAATGTTAACACATCCCCACTATTAATTTGAATATATCCTGTTGATAACGGTATTGTACTATTCCCGTAATATAAACCATTAATGTATATTTCATAAGAGGTAACATTTTTACTACCCTCAATTTTTATGTTTGCGGTATAATCAAACGTTTGAGTATATGCGGTAGTCCCAATAGGATAATTAGCATTAAATTCGTATTGGTCAGGATTAGGTGGGTTAACGTTTTTTCTTACTTTTTTCTTTCTGTTATCCATCTCAATTAAAATTAAACTTCTACTAACTGCAGGTTTAACTTGATATTCTTCTTCATCACTTAAGAAACCCTGTAAAGTAAAAGCGTAAGATTGTATGTAGTATCTTCTTTTTTCCACATCCATAATTGATTCATCTGAAATTTCATCTAAAGTTATTGGAATATAATGTCCTTTTATTTTAGTATAAGCTTGACGAGATGAAAATTTTTCAATAACAGTTTGATTGAATTTATTTAATTCTCTCATCCTATTACAAATAATTTTAACTGAATATTTTATATCAACAGGAACTGGCTGAGGTATTGTGTATATATCCATACCTTTTCTTTGACCATCCCACGTTGGTACCGCAGCGTAATAAAATTGTTTTCTATTAGGTATTGTATATTTTAAAGACGGTAATGTACCAAATTTCACTTCAGGTGTTCTTACTGTGGTAATAATCGGTGGTTCAACATTTTTATCAATGTTGTTAAAATCCCAAGTTTGTGTAAACTGAGACCAATTTTGAGTGGTCATTAAAATATCAACAACTTTTATTATTTTACCACTAACAACAGTTTTTAAATCATCTTTAACAAAATCCAAAAACCCCCTATCCAAATCTTCATGTAAAATAGACTTAGGCAAGTAAGTTCCATCCTTGTTAATATCTTCAAGAAGTTCTAATCTTCTCTCATAACCAATAGGTGGGTATGTAAGGGGTAAAGTTTTTTTAATTTTTGGTAATCCCATTATAATCCTCTAAATTCGTTTTCCATTACAGGTGATGCATTTATTGTTCTATAAAAAGGTTTGTATCCTGCGTATGTGTGTTTATTATCTGAAACAACACGTCCGTCATTATTAACCACGTAATATCTAACTCTACTTTCAGTTTCGTAATAACCAATATAATCACCATATTCAATATCAATTTCTAATTCATCTAAATGTTTTTGATAAACTGAAATCCTAGCGTTACCTGGTTCCATCTGATTAATCTTACTTGTCCCAAGAAATTTATTTTCAGGTGCTACAATTTGTAAAAACGCCTTAAACTCAACAGGTGGTAAAAATTTAACACCGTCAACGGAAGCCTCACCATACACATCATCAACATTTGTTTTCTGTTTGTCAACACGGTATAGTACAAGAGTGAAGTTCATATCACCTTCTAACCACTCTCTCCCCATACTAATATCTAAGTTATAATCTTCCGCTCCGAAAAATTTACCTAATCTTGTTATTGGAACTATTCTATTTGACATATTGATAAATATTTCTTTTTTGATTATTATTATAGTTGTATAGTTAATTAAAATAATTTGACAACTTCCACAGGACATTTAAGTATTGAACAACAAGCAATATCTATTCTTGAAAATTATCAGGGGTCAAATAATTATATTCTTAAATTAAAGAAACAGATTGAGTCAAATAAGAAGTATCTCCCAACGAGGGCACAATGTGATTACGTTATTGACTTCAATTTAATAGTTCCAAAAGTTGCTAAGAAATGGGTCGAGATTGACTCATACTTTTCACAAAAACTTGTTGCTGATAATCCATTTATTAAGGAACCTGATAAAATCTATGTTGAAAAGATTTTAATTGAGAAAGATAAATCATATCACATTTGGGGTAAAATTTTTAGTGGAGAAACTATTCACGATTTTTGGATACCAAAGGCTGCTGTCATTAAACAATACACCGAAAACTTGGTTGATGTTGATTATACAAAATATGAAAACCGACCACCACTTGCTCACCAAAAAGAAGCAATTGAAAAGTTATTAAAAAACGACAAGTTTATCTTGGCAGATGATATGGGACTTGGTAAAACAACAAGTACTGTTATTGCGTCGTTAGAAAGTGGGGCGAATAAAGTGTTAATTATTTGCCCGGCATCACTTAAAATAAATTGGGAAAGAGAAATCAGAAACTATACTGATAAAACAATTTACATATGTGAAGGTAAGAAGTATGAACAAGCTGATTATGTAATTCTTAATTACGACATACTTAAAAACTTCCACGACCCAAAAGATAAATTAAACTCAATAATCCTTAATTCAAAATTTGACTTGGTTGTCATTGATGAAGCACATTACGTTTCAAACGCTCAAGCTCAAAGAACAAAAATTATAATGGATGTAACCAAGGATATTAAAAAACTTTGGTTATTGACGGGAACACCAATGACTTCTCGTCCCATGAATTATTATAATATTTTGAAACTTATTGATAGTCCTGTGAGTCAAAACTGGCAAGCATACGCAATTAGATATTGTGGTGGATATCAGTTTAGAGTGGGTGGTAAAAAGATTTGGAATGTAACTGGTGCGTCCAATTTAGAAGAATTAAGAGAAAGAACCTCTCGTCAAATTTTAAGAAGATTGAAAACTGAAGTTTTAGATTTACCTGAAAAAATTATGACACCTGTTTACCTTCGTTTGAAATCAAGATTGTATGAAGGGTTGATGGGTGAATATTATGATTGGTATAATAATAGACAAGATGAGTCAAGGTCTCTTTCAGTTCAGTTTTCAAAACTTATGAAAGTAAGACAAGTTATTGCAGAAGAAAAAATACCGATTACAATTGAACTTGCTGAGAACATTATTGAACAGGGTAAGAAAGTTATTATCTTCAGTAACTTTACCGAACCTTTAAAAAAGATACACGAACATTTTGGTAAGAAGTCTGTTTATTTAGATGGTTCAACATCAAAACCTGCAAGACAAGATGCGGTTGATAAGTTCCAAGAGAGTGATAAAATACAAGTTTTCTGTGGTAACATGAAAGCTGCGGGTGTTGGATTAACACTCACGGCAGGTGAGGCGGTTATTATGAATGACTTATCATTTGTTCCCGCAGAACATAGTCAGGCGGAAGATAGAGCCTACAGATACGGACAAAAAAATTCAGTTTCAATATACTACCCACTATTTGAAAACACGATTGAAGGTGTTATCTACGATATTCTTATAAAGAAGAAACAGATTATTGGTACGGTTATGGGTGATATAGACGAAAGTTCTGTGGATATTGTTGAACAAATACTTAACGAAATCAATAGTAAGTAAGTATTTATAATTAATGAAATCGTTAAATTTAGTATCAGAGTCATTAGTTAGTCGTATATTAGGTGAGGAAACTCAACCTGAAACCAAATTTTTTATTAACGAAATGAAAACCATAGGTATTGATAAATTACCTTATGGTTATGCATCATTAAGAAGATTTATTGACCCTGAAACAATGAAGTTTCATTACCAAAAACATTACAAGGGGTATGTGAAAAAATTAAATTCAGCTCTTCGTAAAAAAGATTATGGAGATGTTGAATTGGAGAACATTGTTAGACAAATTTCAAAGTATAATACAACAATAAGAAATAATGCAGGTGGAGCATTTAACCACGCATTATTTTGGAAGATGTTATCACCCACACCACAAAAACCAAGTGGTGAGGTATTCGAAAAGATTGTTAAACAATTTGGAACATATCGCAACTTCAAAACTAAATTTGAAGAAATTTCAAGAAAAAGATTTGGTTCAGGATGGTGTTGGTTAGTTTTAACCGATACAGGTAGATTAAAAGTTATGTCTACATCAAATCAGGACAACCCACTTATGAATATAATAAATAAGGGTGGTTTTCCGTTGTTAGGTTTGGATTTATGGGAACACGCTTATTATTTAAAATACCAAAACAAAAGAGACGAATATATTGAGAATTTTTGGGAGGTAATTAACTGGGAATTTGTTAACGAGTTATACAAATCAAAAACTGAAAAAAAATTGAACGAATCAATTTCACCAAAAAAACTGTTATACGAAAACGTATCTGATTACTCAGATATTTTTAGTAACAATAAAAATGTTCTTTGGACTTATAGAAGATGTATTGATAATACATTGAAGAGAGTTTTATCTGATAAATGGCATGAAAACAATCAATACTCTGAAGGTTCATCTTCAGGTATCTACGACTTAGAACAACCAGGTCGTTCAGTAATTAATAAATTAAATACGAACTATATTGGGTTTAAAATTTTAGTTGATGATTTAAATGTTGTTCTTACAAAAATAAATAAACCTACATTAAATTTTATTGGAGCAACACCTTCACAACAAATAGAAGAAATAAATAAATTTTGTTCTTATATGGAGTTTTTTGGTGACAGAATTTTTAAAGGGTCTAAAACTCTTGATAAAATTATGAAGCTTTTAAATAGAACACATGAAAAAGGTGGTAAACTTGAGGAGTATGTCGCTAACAAAATCAATCAAGAATTTGGTGAAGGAACTGCGGTTGTAGTTGGTAGTTTAGGTTCAAAAGAAGATTTTGCAGGAACTGATTTAACAGTTAATTTTGATAATAAAATACAAAATGCTCAAGTTAAACCAATTTTAAATATGGAAGTAATTGAAGGATTCTATCATATTAAAATTAGAGGATTTGTTAAAAAATTTAATACCGACTTATTAATTTTCTCAAATATTAACAAAGAAGTTTATATTTTTAAAAACAAAACTGTCGCATTTAGTTCAAGTATGTTTAAAATCCCAACACAAGATTTAATTTATACTGTGAATTGATATTTATATAAAAATATCACTTCATGAATACAATAATAGCAGAACCTTACAGAAGTCAACTATACACAAAAGTTAGACACGTATTAGGAGCACCAATTCGTTCAATTGAATTAGAAGATGAACAAATGGACTCAATCTTAGAATTTTCTATTGGGGACTATTCTCAATATGTTCAAGATTGGTTAATTGAATCACAATGGACTTCATTATATAATTTAAATTTAGATACACAGTCTTTATCAAGAGCATTTCTTACAAAAAGTTTAGATTACGAAAATAGATACGCGCAAGCATACTCTAAAATAGTTGGTTTACAATCATCACCACTTGGTGATTGGGAACTTAAAAAAGACTTTATTACATTAGTTCCGAATCAACAGATTTATGAAATTCCTGCAGGTCGTGAAATTAATGAATTACTATGGTTCACACCGGCAACTCTAAACAACGTATTATTCGACCCATGGAGTTTTGGGGCGTTAGGTGGTACAGGTATAGGTGGACCTGGTGGTTTTGCACAAATGGGAGGTTCGGGTTCATACTTTATGATGCCAGCATTTGATATGTTATTAAGGATGCAAGAGATTAATATTCAGAGAAGAATTATTGGTGGTGATTTAACTTATAGAATTACAGGGTTACCTAATGGTAAAAAAGCAATTCATTTAATGCAAACACCAGGTGGTAAATTTGATTTTGGTAACTCATCATTAAACCATCACCAAGTTTGGTATTGGTATTACGATGTTGGTCCTCAAGATAGAGACGCTTGTTTAGCTGCTAACCCTGATATTATTAAACTTCCTTCTGATGTTCCGATGAACTCAATTGGTTGGGTTGACTTAAATGACCCCGCACAACAGTGGGTTAGAAGATATTTTGTCGCAAGTTGTAAAGAAACATTATCAAAAGTTAGAGGAAAATATTCAGGAAACTTAAAGACACCTGACTCTGAATTAACTATGGATTACGCTACTTTAGCAACTGAGGGTAAAGATGAAAAAACAAAACTTATTGAGGAATTAATTGGTGCCGATGGTAGATTAACAAGATTAAGACCTGAAAAAATAATGGAACGTGAGGCGTTAATTGCTGAAAATCTTAACAAACAAATGAAGTTTAGAGCGTTCCCAAGAAATATGTATGTTATTTAATTTATGAGTATTCAAAAATCAATTCCGATGAGAAGAGTTATCGGAAACCAAGTATTAACAACTTCTGAAGTATGTATGATTTCAGATGAAAAATATACAACAGAAGGAGAAAGTGTTGTAATTACTAAAGAATTAGATAAAATTGAAATTATTTTAAATCATAGTAATACCGACCACGTAATAGTAAAAGCCCTTACAAACACAAAAATCAAACCCATTGAGGGTTTGATTGATGAAGAATTTAATGAAATTAATATTGAAAAAGGTGCTTGTGTTGAACTATATTACGCATTTGGTTCATGGTTTATAGTTTCATCAGACGGGTTGAAACAGTCTTAAACCATTTCTTCCCATCCTTCTTCAGCTAATTCGTAAATGTATTCAGGGTCAATTCCTCGTTTACCCCAGTATACCATTTCTTGGTCTGTAATAGTTAACAAGTCTTCAATACTATCTTGGTCACCTGGTTCAAAAGGAATACCATTAGTTAATCTACATTGTTCTTTGGTAAACAAACCTCTGTCTTTAGGGTCGGTAACAATTAGATTATTTCTAACTTCTTCATTAAACACAATTAACAAAGGTTCAATTCTTTTGTTAAAAGTAACAATAGCTCTTGCCACATTATATTCACCTGTCATATTAGGATTGGACTCCAATTCTGACGGGTTAAGACGATAACAATTAAGTTGAACTACTGAACCGACTATATCTGAAAATGCTATTTGATATGCTCGGTCTGTTGGAATTCCTGTATTCGCTTCCTTATTTGTTGCATCACTACGAACCCAGTTATCCTCACCCCAAGATTGTTCCCATCCATTTTTTTGTAAAAATTTTACTTTTTCTTTTCTATCTTCATTGGTTTTGAAAAATATATCTAATTGTTCTTGAGACCATCCTTTTTTAGGTTTATTAACCTTTTGAACATCTCCGTGTGATGCTTTAGCCCCATTATTTACATAGAATATTACATCACCCAAACTAACTGCAATACCATCGCTAATTGCTAATTCCATATGAGCCATCATTGACATCATATTACCCGCCTTTGTTTTTTGGTTTGAACGTTTCTTATAATCATCAATAGATAATTTTACTTTCGCTCTTTGAGCAATTTTCATTAATGGAATTTGTTGGTTAAAAATTACCTCCAAGTATTCATAATACCACTCAACAAATGCTTGTCCATTACCTTCTAACAACATTTTAATTCCTTTATCCAAAAAGTCCTCAATGTAAAGTGGTAGTTTCTTACTTTTGATTGAGTTACCTGTAAGTTTAATCTTACCATTGTGTTCCATTGTTGCGTAGTTCTTACGAGCAATATTCATACAAGATTTCCAAGTTCCATCACAATCAAGACCCATAGCGCCTTTCATAAACATGTCGTTAAACTCGGCGACATCGGCATCATAACCTTTGTATTCCTTACCTTCTTTAACCAACCAATTCTTACCCTTACCAATGTATCTTCTATCATCCACACCACCTTCAGGTAATGAGAAGTTCATACCATCCGTATCACATACAAGTGGGGTATAACCTCTCTTCATAAAGAAACGTAACATCTGACGAAGGTATTGTCTGCCTGTACAGGTAATTTGTTCACCCATATACATATCACCCCAATGGTATACCTGTGGAGCGGATAACGCCCCGAACATTGAGTTGATGAAAATCTTAATCGGTAATTGTTTTCTGTCGTAAGATGTCGCTTGTTTTTTATCAATATCCTGATATTCCTTTGCCAAGTTTTTATACTTGATACGAGTATTACGGAAGTAATTTAACATACCTTTCATAGCACCTGTAATATCACAAGTTGGAAATACATCGTGAACAAGTTGTATTGATGGATAAAGTGAGGAGAAGTCAAGTTTCAATACATCAGTAGAAAATCCTACTTTAAGTAGTCGGGATAATCCTCCCACAAACTCTGTCTTTTCATTCTTTTTAGGAATTGCTAACATATGTTTGTATGACCAAGCTCTCATTTGGATTTCCCATAATGTTGCGGTTCCCATCGTTGAAACTCTTTCATATGTTGTTGGAACCAACGAAGCAAGTAGGAACGAACCCTGATTAAATTCTTCATCAACTGTTAGAGTTTCTTCCAAGTCATCGTCAAGGTATCGTTCAACCAAATCATCACCTGTTGTTTTAATGTAAACATTTGAGTGTTTTGAACAAGCATCATCAATCTTTGGGTCAACACCAACTTTCTTATATTTTCCGTTTTGAATATTTAACCAAAACTCTTCTTTCTTTGCATAAAATGGTCCAATATCTGTGTGGTCAATATAAACACGGTCAGGTGCTTCCGCCTTAATGTATTGAGTAATATACTTCAAACCCGCAGATTTAATGGATGAGTTGATTGCCTGAGCTCTTCTAACCGCATGTAATGTATCAACAACGTTATAACCCCACATAGATGTTTGGTTAAATCTCTCAACTTCATTTGCCAACTTCAACATACTTTCAGATTGTTTAATTGGATTGATTGGATTTAATGTCTTAGCAATTTTCTTAATATCTAACTTTAACGCTTTGGCTCTTTCAAATATCCAAAACCAGTCAAAGTTAAACCCGTTGTAAGATGCGATGATACTTGGTTTAAGTTCATCTATAGTATTAAAAAATTTAACAATACCTTCTCTTTCTTGGTCTTCGTCTGAACATTCAATTACTTGACTAAAACCTTTATTGGTTTTCATTCCTATCATAAAGATACGACCATCCTTTGGTTCAAGTGAGGTCGTCTCTAAGTCAAATACAAATCTTGTGATACTATTGTAATCGTCAAATCCTTTGAATAGACGTTTCTCTTTTGTAACTAAGAATTGTTCAACAGGTGGTAATATTAAAACTAACCCCTTTGTTGTTTCACCCCATGGGTCAACACCACCATCTCTGAAAAACTGAATGAGTGAACGATATCCGTTCAATGATTTAACCATGAATGTTAAACCTTTTTCTAATCTTTCGTTACCATCAGTTCTTAATTTTTCAATGACAATTTTATGTTTTGTCATTGCCTCTTTTTGTAATGCTTTTGAGGATTTATAGAAGTTTAATCCACGTAAGTCGCCTACCCAAGCAAATGGGATGAAGGTATCTTTTTTAATCTGTTTTCCGTGAATTGGGTGTTCAATAATTTTCCAAACACAATCTTTGACGTAATCGTATTCGACACTGACGATATATTTTTCGTCATCATTTCCCTGAAGGAAATTTTCAATTTCTTCGTTTGATATCATAAAATTTAAAATGGTGTATTTGCTTCCGAAATTAAGGTCGGAATTTACCTTATGTGGTAAGATTAACCAATCAAATATTATAAGTCAAATTAAATTTAAGGTTGTTTCTGAATTTGTATTTTGTTTTCAGCAGTGAATGTTCTAGCTGATAATGTGTAAACACTTTCACCAGCGTAGTCTATCGTTTGACTAACACCATTACAATCTACATAATTTAAAGTTAAGTCAGGTGGTAATGTTTGACAATAAGTTGTCACTTGGAAATTATAACAATTTGTAGATGAGTAAGTCCCTAAATCAATTAAATCAAATCCATCAGGTGACGATGGTCCTGATATCCATCTTGGTGGGTAACTCGCGTAAGAAACAACTGTCATATAACCAATATCACTAAGAGAACCTAAAGTTTGACTAATATAATTACCATTTATATTTCTATACTGAATAACCATACTTGATACTGAACAGTCACCATTCTTTTGATTACCAATCACATACATATTTAAAGGTTCTGCAGGTGATGGTGATGGAGTTAAACTAGTTGTAGGAGTTACCGTTGGTGTTTTAGTTACTGTTGGTGTGTTAGTTGGGGTTGATGTTATTGTTGGGGTTTGTGTAACGGTTGGTGTATTTGTTGCGGTTTGACTTGGTGTTACAGTATTAGTTGGTGTCTGAGTCACAGTTGCTGTATTAGTAGGGGTTTGGGTTACGGTAGGAGTATTTGTTGGTGTAGGTGTTGGTGTTTCAGTATTAGTTGGTGTAGGTGTTGTTGTTGGTGTTGGTGACGCATAAATTGTTGGAGTAACCGATGGTGTTGGTGTAATGGTTGGAGTAACCGATGGTGTTGGTGTGATGGTAGGTGTCGGTGTTGGTGTTGGTCGACTTGGGTCAAAACAAGTTAAAATTAAAGTTTGGTCATCCTCAATTAAGTGTAAATAAAAGTTATTATAAC